GTAGTATATGAATTAAAATCATTATCTAACCAATTTAATTTAGTATCACCTTCTCTATAATTCCAAGTTACACCTTTTGTAGTTATTGTATCAAATCTAGTACCTATACCCATTTCCCAACTTCCAGATATTGGATTGGCATAAATTGTATATTCTAATGGGATTTCCTCTGTTTGTGATTCTTTTAATAGTAAACGAGCATCAGTCATACCAATTGTACCATTATACAATGATTGGGATAAGAATCCTACATCAAATTTAAGTAAAGCATGTGATACATCTTTTACGTTTCCGTAATAAACTTTGCTTACTTCTAATATCTCATCAAGCCCAGTATTTTGATTGGGTTGTTGTAGATAAACCGTTGCATCTTTTGATGCTGTTAAAAAATAGTATGCCATTATATTGCCCTCCCTTTTATATCTGAATTAGGAAACTTAACTTCAAAAATTGAAGGGTCCAACGATGGATACACCACTTTATTTTTTGTTGCAGCTTCTATATTATATGAATTTGGAGAATATTCACCCCCACATTTATTTACTATTTTAAGTTTTTTAACAGAAGATACACCTTCAATATTTGAAAGTAATACTTCAACTTCACTTAAATTAATTGTTTGATTAAAAGACCAATTATCTATATTAAAATATCTTTGCAATTCTAATATACATTTGGTAACTGTTTCAGATTTGTTACTATTTCTATTGCAAACTATTTCAAAGTCAACACCAATATTGATAACAAAACCATCTAAAAAGTTTACACCATCAGTTAGTATTTTATATTCGTTTAAATAAGTTTTTAAATTTTCTTTTACTGCTCTGTTTGTTGGAGTTAATCTTCCAAAATTATCCAATCCTAACATATATAAGTTTATAGCAAATGGATTATTTTTTTCATTCTCATTAGAAGTTTTTCCAATTAAAAATTGTTGAATTTCTGAATTAACATCAGCTCTTAGTGGTTCATCCGAATCAGGTCTTTGTATAAATCCCATAACTAAATCAGTAAACTCTTGCAAAACATTTGGAGATGCTAAAATAGATGATGGTGAATTATTATCCAATTTACCATCTGCGGTTGCATAACATTTAGAAATTGCTCCGTATTTAGGTGACATTGATAATGCACGAATTTGATAATCATGTGAAGTAACTGCTCTGTTTTGTGCTCCAAAATTACCTAAAGCGTTTTGTCTTATTTCTTCAATGGATTCGGCTCCTCTACCACCAACGGCTGGTATTTTATTTGTAACAGCTATTGTATTTTTTAAACTATTATACGTTCCTATTTGTGCTATATTCAAATCTGAATAATCATTATCAAATTCAATAGATGATAGTTTTGTAAGTTGGTCAGCTTCTATGTTAGATGCAACACCACCACCTGTATAATATTTTACTGTAATAGTTGTGTTAGATGGTGATACTCCATAAGCTTTTGTTTTTAAGAAATTGGTTGGGTCGAACGATTCCTCTAATCTACTAATAGAGTTAGGTAATCCTAATCCTACATTTTTAAGATTTGGAATTAATTGCTCATCATTTGCATTTGGGTCACCAGCACCAAATTGAATAGTTGTTGTAAAATCTGGATTGATTTTAGTTGCAAATCTTCTTGGTGTTTTTAAAGTTTTTAGAATATATGGTACACTATCTTTAAATTGCACCAAATCAGGATCATTTAATTCAGTATTAGGATAATCCAAAAATACCATTTCTTGAGCCAAATAAGGTACTTCATAATATTTATTATTATTAGAATCTCTTACATCATAAATTTCTATTACATTTGTATTTGGTAAATTTATAGTTGCAAATGGACTATAAGGTCCAAATTCAAAACTAAGTTCTTCGGAAACAGCTGATATAGCTTTTACATATTTTTTAACAAGATATAGAGTGGGGTCTCCTGTATTTGAATCCCTTTTATATATTGTGATTTCTCTATCAGTACTATCTCTAAAATCTATAATATCCGTTGTTATGAATTTAATTGCATCATCCTTAGATTCAACTACCATTCCTTGCTTTATTTGCAATAGATATTTACTATCTATGATATTAGATGCACCCGTTCCAATTGCAGGTACAAGTTGGTATATTTCTAAAGTTGTAGTTGCAGGAGCTGTTACTTTTGGTTTATATCCTAAAAATTGAGCTAAAGCTATTACATTTTCTTGGTCTTCGGCTGTTGTTATTAGTGATTCTTTAAAGGTATCATCTATATAATAAGATAATACATCACCTATATAGGATGCCATTTCAATAAACATCATACCAGGTGATGCTTCTGTAAAGTCCGTATTTGTTTTAGGAAAATATGCTTTAGCAAATTCAATAAGATTATCTTTAAATGCAGAAAAATCTTTATTAAGATACTTTATATCTTTTCCGCTATATTTTCTATTGCTTGGTAATGAATTCATATTATGGTGCTGTTTGTTGTATGTTAAAAGATACTAAACCAGAATTTCCAGTATTTCTACTTCTAAATTTTAATGATATATTTACGGAATTTTTGTCTTTATTTTCATTACTCATATCAACATTTATTTCATCAATACTCACATTTGGTATATATCTTTCAACAGAAGTTGTTATTATATCTTGAATTTTATCTTCAAATTCGTCTGTTATGGGTTCGAACAATACTGTCTCTACACCAGCTCCAAATAAAGGATTCATTAAACGTTCTCCTCTTTTTGTTAATAAAAGATTTTTTATATTAGATTTTAATTGCTCAATTTCTGTGTAATTTTGCTTAAACGCAACATTTGTTATTTGAATCGGCAAAGCTAATCCAATTGCATAATCTTCATAATCTTTAGTCTCTAATAAAGGTTTTCTACCTAATATGATTGCCATTACTTCTTAAATCTTTTTACTAATTCAGAATAATCTCTGTTAAAAGCCTTATCCAACTCAGCAACTCCAGTATTCACACCTAATCCAGTTGGAGAAGGTCCTTTTGCTAAATCACCATAACCCATTTTTTCTGCTATTGCAGTTCTACCTACAATTGAACCCATATCACCTTGTCCAAAATTCATAGTTCTAAATCCACCATCACCAGTTGTAGGTGCCATTGCGGTTTCATTAAGAATTTGGTTAATCATTGGGTTTTTACTAAATTGTTTCGTTACGGCTACTTTAGTAGTTTGAACCGATTCCATAATTGGTTCATCTTCCATCATAGCCTTAGCCATAGATAATCCGGTACTTTTTGGTTTAGCAGGTTGCTTTCCTTCTGCTATCAGTTTTTTCATTTCAGCCTTTACAGTTTCCTTAATTAATGCGGGTAATTGTTCTTTCAATTCCTCTTTTATTAGGATTTGTATGGCTTTTAATAATTTATCTGTATTCATACTTCCTTATTTGTTATGTTTATAAATATTTGAATTGTTATTTTTGAAAATTATGTAGAAAACAGTGTAGCTTCTTCTTGTCTTCTTCTAACTAAACCAGAAACAACAACACCTTTACTATGTATAGGTCCCTCTTTTATTTGTGCAGTAGCTGATGCTAAATCACCTTTTTTAATTGCAGTAGCTATACCAACTCTTAAACTTCCAGCATTATAACAATAACTTATTAAAGCGGCTTTTTGTTTATTGTTTAATGCATCAAACGTTGCTTGTGGTATTTGATAATCCGCATTTCCCACCAATCTGTTTTTGAAAGTTGTAGTTACTTCATATTGTAACATTTTAAGAGCTGCTTCAACAGTAGTAGTATCTCCTGGTGGATTTGGTGGTACTTTTTGTCCAGTTTCTTTGTGATATGATGGTGGTGGTTGAACTTTTCTTACCTTTCCATCACTTCCAATAATACTATCAGTACCAAATCCTAATCTATATGCGTTTGCATCCCAAGTTGCTCTATCAGCAAATCCTTCATTTTTTGCTATATATTTAGCAGCTATTGTAATCCAATCTGCCGTTAAATCCAATTCTCCTAAATCAACTGCCACTCCTGTTCCTGCGCTTTGAAATCCTCCCCCACCTCTAGGTCCTTGTACAAACGGCTTACCTGTACTGAATTTATCAGCTGATACAGCTACACCAGAATCATAGGCTATGACTTGAGGTCCTCTTAAAAATTCTTCTAGCTCTTTATCTACAGTTTCATCAAGTTTTTGTTCAGTTGTTCCAACTGCAATAGTTTCTTCTTGGGTTGGTCTTACCGAATTTTGGTCTTGTATATCCTCTTTTGGTTTAAAATCATCTTGAGTTACAACATTAGTTTGATTTGTAGGGGCTATAATATAACCAACCCAATTTAATACACCAATATTTGGTGTTCCTACTGGTGGATATAATGATGTAGTATATATTGTACCCTTAACGCTATTTAAATGATTTGTTGCGTATGATATAAATTCATCTACAATTAAGCCTGTATTATTTGTTGGATTTATTGCTGACATATTATTAAATTCTTACTACTCCTTGTACACATCCCATATTTTTAATACAATGCGATTTTATTCCGCCACTTTTATTACCGTCAACTCCCCACCAAAATCCTCCATCAATTTTCCAAAATATTCCTACATGATTAGATGCACCCTTACCATCATTAGGCCAATCATAAACTATCACATCTCCAGGTTTTGGTGTAAATTTAGCATTTTCCGCATTTGTCATATCTACATATCTACCATTTGCAATTGCCCATTCAACCCAAGTTGGACAAAATGCTGGGTTGGGATGATTTTTAAGAATACTAGAATCATTAAGATTATTTTTACCTTCCGCTTCAGTCCACCAAGTTGCTACAGTACATGCACACCAAGCAAATCCAGTACCCCCACCTATTCTTGCACCACCTAATGCCTGTATTTGTAAGATTCTAGGATGACCCGTATCTTTACCCACTTCTTGTACATTTTGACCAGCATCATGCAATGCAAGCTGAACTACTCGTTCTCCAAGAGTAGAGTTACCAGAGAAATTATTAAATCTCACATAAGGTGCACCAAAACCAGACCCACCACCAGCTTTAGAACCTTGCACAAATGGTTTACCTGTACTAAAGTTATCAGCCGATACAACTATACCAGAATCATAACCTACCACTTGAGGTCCTTTTAAAAATTCTTCAAGATCTTTATCTATTTGTTCTTGAGATTGTGGTTGTTCTTGAACAGGAGTATTATTTGGTAATGTATTTGGTTGTGTTGGTGTATTATTTGGTAATGTATTTGGTTGTGTTGGTGTAGTAACAGAAGTTTTTTCTGGTAATTGTACAACACCAGGAACTCTACCTAATATCGCATCTTGAAGTGGTACTTCTGTATTATAATCTTTATTTTCATTTAATATAGCTGTAATTTTATCTATTGCCTCCGATACTGTTTGTGCTTGCATTGGCTTACCTTCTGCAATAAATTTATTATAGGATTCAGATTCTTTCTCTAAATCTTCTTGATATTCTATTCTTTTTTCAGGAGTTAATTCTTCGGAAACATCAATTGGTGTTGATGTTGGTTTTTGCCAAATTCCAGAATCCGTAACAATGTTTTGCGTAACATATATATTGGATATACTACCAGGTGCAGGTTGTATTGGAATTGGTGTAGTTGCCATAACAGCACCTGCCCAATACGCTTTAACTCCTTCACCCATTTCACCCACTAAATCGTATGGTTGTGAGGAATTCACACCTTTTTGCAAAGCGGAAATAAAAAATTGTTTCATTGTTACAACATCACCACTTATCAATTTAATTTTATGCTGTTTATCAAATCCTCTCTTTACCGCAGAATCATATTCTTTTGCATATAATTCAGCAACAACATTTATATCAGAAATTCCTTCTGGACTATTTGCTACTCTTAATATATTTTGTTTGAATGTTTCCCAAGACATTATTTAAATATTTTAGCGTGATGTAGCTTCATCTATTACTTTCTTCTGATACGCTAGTAATTCATCTTTAGTTGCACTACGGCTTTCAGGTCCTGTAAATGTAACAGGCCCATCATTTAATCTAGATTCCATATAAAAGTTTGGTAGATTAGCCCTTAAGTATATTTTATAACCTTTGTATTCTTCTACAAAATTAGCTCTAGGGTCTACTGGTGGTTTAGGTGCTGGTGTTGTTATTGGGGCTGCTTTTCCAAACTCAAATTTCTTTTCTTCTTTTTGAAATGCTTTTGGCTCTGGTGGAGTTTTTGGTTTAAACTTTTTAAGTTCTTTAAATGCTGGCTTCTTTGGAAATTTTGGTAAATCCGGAATACCTAAAGAATCTTTAAGGCCTTTTAATAATGCGGCCGCATCTCCCTTTAAATCCGAAAAAGCTGCTGCAAGTTTTCCAGCTGCCGCATTTGCTTGGCCGGTTGCTGCATTAGCGGCTCCCTTTGCTGCGGCTTTTCCTTCTTCAGCTTTACCAGCTGCTACTCTTTTGTCTGTATTATCTACCATTACGCTGTTTGATTTAATTTACTAAGTATATCATTTAATTTTGAATGTATCTTTCCAAAATCAGGTTTGTTTTTAGGTCCTATTGCAGTTGGACCCGATGGTGTTAAGAATTGCATGTCTCCAATAGCTTGTATTAACTCACTTAGTATTTCAACTAACTTTTGTCCCTTAACTAATGGTTCTAAATCCTTACTACCTAAGAAAACAGAACCATTTCCAGCAAATATCTGAAAATCCCTATCGTTTGTAACAAAACTAATGTTATCATTTACACTAACGTTCATACCAAGTCTTGTATCAACCGAAAATTGTCCATCTGATATAAATCCAACGTTACCTTTTGAATACATCATCATTTCTGCGCTTTTTGCAGAAAGAATTATTCTACCAGAGTTTATTAAAACCTGGTCACCTTTTAAAATTTCAGGATATGGTTTAAATGATTTCGGTTGAGTTTGAAAATCAGTAGTACCTTTTTCATCAACCACACCAGGAATAAAGGGTAATACATATTCACCGGATGTTAATACTATCGATGAACCATCTCTATTTATATCTTCATTAATACTACCAGATGATGCTGGTGTTGCTCGAGTTAATGGGGATTCGCTATTTCTAATAATTAATGTAGGAGCAAATCTTTTTGCTGGATTGTTGTATCCAGAAAATCTAATACTTTGACCAAATCTAGATTCGATAAGAGTATCACCTTCATTTAGAGTTAATCTATGTATATTAATTGGGCTAAAATATGAACCATATCCATTATAGTTTTTAGATAATACTCCAACATCACTACTTCTTGCTATATTATTTCCAGCTGCTCTTTCGTAATTTTTAAGTTTATCACCACCATAATCTTCCTTATCCTCATTGTTCTTTCCCCCAAATCTTGCTGTTATCAAATCATAAGCACTACTGATATTTTTGTTCCCAACAACATCATTATCTATTCTTCTATAAAAGTTTATATTTCCAACACGTACAATTTCCACTTGTTCGTTTACTAATGGTAAATCTATAAAGTTTTTTTCAAGTGGATATGCAATTGGTAATTGTGTATCGTTTAATCCGTCAACAGGTGATACCATTTTGAAAGTTACACCACCAATATCGCTAGCATTTCTATATTTTGGATGGGTACTATCCAATATAACGCTAAAAACAATACCCAAATTTGATTTTAGAGCTGCGTTATCTGCGTTTAAATTTGATATATACTTTGACATATTATTTCATTTTCTTTTTTAAATCTTCCAATTCAAATTCTAAATCATCCACCCTCTCAACTTCTTGCTTAGTTTCTTCTAATTCCTTAAGTAGTTGATTTTTTTCAAATTCGGTTAGGAATCCATCTTGTCCTTCGGTTTTCTTTTCCGATGCTATAATTTTAGTTGCAATTGTTGCAAGTTTAACTAATTGGTCATCGTTCTTTACGGAACTATCAATTAGTGATGATAGGATAGGTCCTACGCTTGCTACATCACCTGCATGCTTAATCATCTTTTTAAGTTCTTCTATTAAACTACTTATCTTTGCTTTTTTTGAAGTTTGGTTGTTATAGATATCTTCGAAAAGAGAACTTAGATTTTTTCCTTTAAATAATTCGAATTCTGTTGACATGTTAATATATTTACATTTTGTATGTATATAAATATGATTCTATCAAAATGTTGAAATTAGACTGGGATTACTTCAATAGTAATCTTAGGTTGATAACCTTCAGGTAGTTGTCTATTAATACCTTTGAATTCGTTTACTTTGTTCTTAAAATAAGTAATTTGTAATATACGGTCTGTCAAATTCATTACCGTTTGCGAAGAAGTAGACATCTCTTTAGTGTCTCTTTTCATATTTAACATAGGCTTTTTAGGAAAGTATTCTTTTCTCATAGCCTGTGCTATTGTTGTCCAATCTTCTACTTTATCAACTGATTTTTCAGCTGATATTTTTCTCAATTTTGATGATAGGTATTTTTCACCATGTGTATATCCAGCATCGGTGAACATGTGT